GCTTTCCTTCCAGATTAACCTCGTGAACAATGTCATCGGTAGTTACAACAGTGACTTCATAATTGGTAATCATTTTTTCTCCTTAATTAAGGTTGAGCGAATCCCTGCCATTGCTGGCATAAATTCACTTTCGAATAGTCAGTTAATTAAAGTTCGTGTGCCATCTGGTCTTTTTCGGCACAACTTTCACTACAATATTTTTTCATTTCCGTCGTTGGTATAACTCCACGCATGAAATGAAGTGGTCTTTTAATGCTTTTGCTTTCTTCAATTCCTTTATTGCAAAGGTGGTAAGCACATTTTATTTTCTTAGTCATCACCATGACTCCGCCTTTACAGGTAAACCATCACGACCGAGGAAGACTTTAATCATGCAGTCAGTAATGCATGTTTTTGTGGTCAGGTTACGAATATAAAGTTTTCGCTTTTTGATATTGTTTGCCGAGGCGATATATGTCCGACCTTCATGAAGAACATAATCGCCAGGGGTCACACACTGACGTGGTATTTCATCAGTTCCGAAGTGATGAGCAATCATAATTATCTCCATTTTTACAAATGAATTTTGTCGATGCGGTGCCTGGTGCCTCCAGGTGACGTTAACCAGTTAACAATTAACGCCGGAGTATTTCACCCATAACTCTTACGCTTTTAACTGTTCCGCGTGCGCTTAGCCGCATTCACCGCATCACAAAATTCACTTTAAAAAGAGGGCGGACATCAGCCGAACTTCAAGAAAAAACTGATGCCGCCAGGACTACACACAGCAATGTTGTTATTCACAACCGGAAGCGCACGGTCGAAGAAATTTAACGACAAGCCTTCTAAGGGAAAAACACCTCCTCCGTGCGCTTTCGTGTTGTGCGCCTGTCTTTTTACCACTTCAGGCTCGGTGGTATACTGGAGTTCTCACACAACCAGTAAGGAATTTAGTATGGTAATTACTTCACTCTGCCCTGTTTGTTTGGCTACATCTTCTGTGCAGACTTTAGTTGAAGGACAGCGCGAATTTTTGAAAATTTATCATTGTCCAAATCATGGTAGTTTTGCCGTTCTTCCTGATCTGGACGTGAAATTGCAAGCAATGAGGTGTTCGTCGGGTTATAAGATTGAGCATTCGGAAGAGGCTATCAGGCTCGATGCACGCTTACGTGAAAGCATACGCCCAGTAGATGGTCCTCAGTCGAAAATTCCAGTATTCCGCTCTGTCTAGTTTTCCCCGACTGGCACCCTGTGGTGCCGGTTACATCTCCTCGATCATCGCATTTGCTACGGCCCGCAGATCTTCCAGTGCACTTTCAACTTTTGGATCTTTTGCGATCTCACTGACTTTTTTCATGGCATCAGCCATTCTTTTAATCAGATCATTTGGAGTCTCTTTCGGGTTAGCAGACACCCTGCTGGCCAGCTCCAGTGCAAGACGTGCATCTTTTGGTGTAATGCCTTTATCTTTTGCCATCTCTGCTGCCAGCTCAGAAAGCTCGGATGCAAGAGTGAGTACGCTTCTTCCCGTTTTTGATGGATATATATCGTGTGTGAACATTGTTTTCCTCTCCCCTTAACGCCGGGTGGCGGAACTGTTTGCTGAGAACACCGTGCGGTGTTTTGATGGCTAAAATTTAGAATAACCTAAGAATGATGGTCAAGTGTTTTGTGTAGAAAAACCTAAGTTTTTTGATGCAAAAAAACACAACTGTTTGAAAATTTGTGTTTTTTATTACAGAGAGGGGGTAAAGAGGGGGGTTATTTATTTGTGCTTCTTTTGCGAGCTTTGAGTAGTTCTTCAAAAAGTTTGTTGAAATTCTCAACTCTGGCACGCATCTCTGACAATTGAGCTTTTTGCTCTGATTCAGGCAGTGCGTCGAACAGTTGAAGTAACTCTTTTTGCTCTTCTGTCAGATTGGTTGGTTGGTTCGCCGGGATCGGTTCGCCTGGTTGCTTATCTTCATCCCCAAAAAGAAGCCAGGTCGGTGAGCACTGAAGTGCCTGACTCAGCGCGAATAATCTCTTCCCCGCAGGCTGTGTTTCATCCCTTTCCCACTGAGAAATTGTTACGTGAGCCACTTTGACCAGCTTACCTAATGCGGCCTGGGACAGTTTTAATTTTTTACGCCTGTGTAAGAGGCGGGCACCGAAGGTTTCGTTTTTCATATTAGGTAATTCTAATTTTTCTTGACTTAGGTTTCTCTACAATCTAGTTTACTTAGGAAAATCTAAGGAGTTCGATATGTTGAAAACCGATGCTATAGCTTTTTTTGGCAGCAAAACGAAGCTCGCGAATGCTGCAGGGGTGAGGCTGGCAAGCATTGCTGCATGGGGGGAACTGGTTCCTGAAGGCCGCGCGATGCGCCTGCAGGAGGCATCCGGCGGGGAGCTTCAGTACGACCCCAACGTTTATGACGAATATCGTAAGGCAAAGCGAGCAGGGAAGGTGATTCATGAAAATCAGGCATGAGCACATCGAATCAGTGCTGTTAGCCCTGGCAGCCGAAAAAGGGCAGGCGTGGGTCGCTAACGCAATTACTGAAGAATATCTGCGCCAGGGGGGCGGCGAATTACCCCTGGTACCAGGCAAGGACTGGAACAATCAGCAGAATATCTATCACCGCTGGTTGAAAGGTGAAACGGAAGCGCAAAGGGAAAAAATTCAGAAACTGATCCCTGCAATTCTGGCAATCCTTCCGCGCGAGCTGCGCCACCGATTCAGCATCTTCGATACCCTGGAACGCCGTGCATTACTGGCGGCGCAGGAAGCGTTGAGTACGGCAATTGATGCGCATGATGATGCAGTCCAAGCCGTTTACCGGAAAGCGCATTTCAGCGGTGGTGGGTCGTCCGACGATTCTGCTGTTGTTCATTAAGTGAATAGGGTAACTAACAATGAAAATCAAACCGTTTATCAATGCTGGAAATCTTACTCCCGGCGAACTACGAGACTGGATCCTGAAACTTGCAAAAAATGCAGAAATTGCGGGTTGGGGTACAGAAACTTCGGTTCGGAAGCTTCAGAGCGCAGAACTTAGCCTGCGCTCAGTTATGGACGATTTATCCCCAAGAATTAATTTTCTGGGGTCAGAGCAAATAATTCGTTCGGAAGGTCACTCCAGCGAAGTTGCGGAAGTTCTGAATACTTTGAGGATAACTTTTGCTGCCGTTCGTGATATTCAACGAACCATTCTCTCATTGATTTCTCAGCTTCAAGAAATTGATAGTCGCATTCCTGATGGGGGTCATAGAGAGCGTCTTCCAGAATGTGAAGAGCAAGGACAGGAGAAACAGATAAGGGATCAGTAATACGTTTTTCACTTGCCTGGTATAGCAATCTCGCCAGCGAATCATAGTTACTGGGACTCAGGAGAGAATCTCGTGAGTGATTTGTAAGAAGTAGATGGAAGCGGGTGAGAACTATAGCCCTGCATGTTACCAGGTTAACCATGTCGTGGTCGTGCTGGTTAATTTTGTACACAGTGCGCATGTGATTTTTAATTTTTTGGCAAACAGCCATTAAAGACATGTCGAACCTCCTTTGGTTCTGTTGATTGGGGAATCACAGATTATATCCGGAGGAAGGTTCGACACCAGATGAGGCAATTATGGTTAAGGCTAAAAACATGCCAAATCCCATGCCAAAAACTAAGGCAAACAATGAGCCTTATCGCAAGGTAAAAATAACGATATGGGATGATCCCAAATTTAGGGCGTTATCTCCTCTGCCTCCAAGTGGACAGAGTTTGTTTATTTATCTGCTGACCAGTCCATTTACCGGGATTATTCCTGGGTTGTTTAAAGCCGGGCGGGCAGCAATGGCTGAAGAGTTGGGGTGGGATATCGAAGCCTTTGACTTAGCCTTAGGCGAAGCCATGAATCTTGGCATGGTGAAAGCAGATATCAAAGCCAGAGTTTTTTGGCTCCCGAATGCTGCGAAACACAATCCGCCAAACTCGATAAATGTCATTAAATCCTGGGCAAAGGCATTCGCTTTAATTCCTGATTGCCCTCTCAAATGGGAGGCCAGGGAATCGCTGAGAGCCGCGTCCTACGGGGTTTCTGAGGCTTTGGGGATGGCATTCGATAAGGCAATCCCTTTGCCTGAGGATAAGCCTAAGGATAAGGCTAACGCTTTGTCATGCGGTATCCAGATAACAGATAACAGATATATAAACCCCACACATAACGCGCGCGTGCGCGAGAGTGCTCCGGCCAGTGAGGCAAATGGCGTGCCGTTGCAGACAGCGGAACCTGATTACCTGGAAGGCCTGAGCGAACCCATCGGGAAATTTCCGATGACCGATGGCTGGCATCCGTCGCCGGATTTTCGACGACGGGCTGCGCTGTGGGGCGTGGCTCTTCCTGAGCCGGAATTTACACCAGCTGAACTTGCCGCCTTCCGGGACTACTGGGCAGCGGAGGGCAAAGTGTTCACGCAGGTTCAGTGGGAGCAGAAATTCGCCCGTCACGTAAATCACGTCAGGGCGCAGGTTAAACCAGTCAGCAAGGGGGTGAACCATGCAGCAACGCCAGGTGGCACCGCATCACGGGCAGTTCAGGAAATTCGGGCAGCACGTGAGCAGTGGGAACGTGAAAACGGATTTATCAGCGACGGAAACGGCGTGGAAGCTGTGGGAACTCATGGGGGAGGTTTATTCGAACCGCTGGACCCAGAAGAACGGGGCCGCACCTTCGAAGCTCTGGATTGCACAGATTGGCGCGATGACTGAGCAGCAAATCCGGCAGGTCTGCCGCCAGTGCATGGAGCGTTGTCGGGCGGGTGAAACATGGCCTCCTGACCTGGCTGAGTTTGTGGCGTTGATTTCGGAAAGTGGGGCAAATCCGTTTGGTTTGACTGTGGATGCCGTGATGGAGGAGTACCGCCGCTGGCGCAACGAGTCCTGGCGATACGACGGGAGCGATAAATACCCGTGGTCTCAGCCCGTGCTGTATCACATTTGCCTCGAGATGCGGGCAAAAGGGATTGAGCGTCAGATGACCGAAGGGGAGTTAAAACGACTTGCAGAACGGCAACTAGCGAAATGGGCAAAGCATGTTGGTGACGGCTTCAGCGTTCCGCCCGTCCGGCGGCAACTGGTAGCACCAAAACGCCCGTCGGGGCCAACTCCAATTGAGTTGCTGAAACAGGAATATGAACGCCGGAAAGCGGCTGGGTTTGTTTGAGTTGAGAAGTAATTTTTACCGGGAGGAAATTTTAATGGAAACCGTTTTTGATGCACTGAAAGCAATGGGAAAAGCCACGTCGGTAGAACTGGCTGCGCGACTTGATATCAGTCGTGAAGAAGTTCTGAACGAGCTGTGGGAACTGAAAAAGGCTGGCTTCGTTGATAAAAGCGTATACACCTGGCGTGTGGCTGATAACAACGTTCAGCAGGAACAGCCAGCGCCAGAAGAACAGCCGGAAGAAACCACCACGGCGACAGTAGCGAAAATCTCAGAGAGCGATTTAACCGCGACGATTGAACAACGCGGACCACAAACGGCTGATGAGTTGGCTACATTGTTCGGTACCACATCACGCAAAGTAGCTTCAACGCTGGCAATGGCAATCAGCAAAGGGCGTCTGATTCGTGTAAATCAGAACGGTAAATTTCGTTACTGCATGCCGGACGATAATTTACCAGCAGAGCCGAAAGCCGCATCGGTAACGGGAAATGATGGTAAAGCCTTTCCTCAGCCAGCAGATGTTGCGTTACCAGCGCCGGAAGCTGCAATACAGGAAGAAATTAAAACAGAAACTGTGGCGGACATTGTGCAGTCGTTGCCATCGTTTACTGCAACGCGAGCCGATGACCTGATTTTACCATCGCTGCATCTGGCAAACCGCGAACTGCGTCGGGCGAAAAATCATGTCCAGAAGTGGGAGCGTGTCTGCTCCGCGCTGCGGGAGCTGAACAAGCACAGGGATATTGTACGACAGATTACTGATTCTTCCCGCCATGTTGCATCGGAAAAGTGATTGCCGGAGGCACCTATGGCAAAAGTATTTACACCAGAAGAGCGGGAAAAAATTAAAGGGCAGGTTGTTGAACTTGTACGTCTGAGCGGTCGCGAGACGTTACGGGCTCTGGAGGCTAAAACCGGTGCATCAAGGTATTACATAAGCACTCTCGCCAGAGAACTGGTCGCCAGTGGTGATGTTTACAATTCTGGCTACGGATTATTCCCGTCTGAGCAGGCGCGTAAAGACTGGCAAAACGCCCGCAAAAAACTATCAAGGGCAAAGACGAAGAAACCGGTTGTGGTTGATCCTGACCTTATCTGGTCATTACCAGACGGAGAAATACGCCGCCACGACAGGCGTCAGAACATAATCTGTCGCGAGTGCCGGAAAAGCGAAGTTATGCAGCGTGTACTGGCATTTTACCAGAGTAATTTCAGGAGGTTGTCTGGTGAGCACGATTAAATACTAGGGGATAACAATAAAATAAAGCCTCCTAGGAGGCTTTGATTATATTAAGCAAATGTTTTCCAATCGTTTCAGACATCTTCGGAGGGACCGCATTTCCTATTTGACGAGCCCGAGATTGCAAAGAACCAATAAATTTATAATCCAAAGGAAATGTTTGTAGACACGCTGCTTCACGAACCGATATTGCTCGATTTTGTGTTGGATGTCCAAAACGTCCATTTGAATAGCTAATACAACGAGTTGTTAGTCCGCTGGCTGGTTTGTCCCAACTCAAACGTCCATATACGTCTGTATGCCCTTTATGGTTACGATGGCATTCTAAAATCAATTCATCTGGCCAAAATTCTCGACTTCCACCTTCAGGAGTGCATTTTATTCTACGTAAATTAAGCTCTGATAAGCGTGCAGCTTCATGATCAGGAATACTATTATGCTTTTCTCCTGCCTCTATCTTCGGTAAATTAGCGATCCAGTCCTTTACTGTTGAATAGGGAGTATTTCCAACCCCATGTGTAGGAGAAGGCAATGCGACATAAAAATCCTTGGATGCAATGAGCACTAATCTTTCTCGCGTCTGTGGTACACCGTACCACGCAGCTGGCATTACTTTATAATCTACACTATATCCCTTTGATGAAAGCATTTCTAAAAACATCATGAATGTTCCTTCATTTTTGTTAAACTTTTGCATTCCAGGCACGTTTTCAACAAAAATAAAATCAGGCATATAATGCTCTACAAAACGACTGAATTCCTTTAATAGATCTAATCGTGGATCATCATTTTTTTTATTTGAGTTTTGCTTAGAGTACGGTTGACAAGGCGCACATCCTGAAAAAAGAATGTAATCATTACGATGTTTTTTTACTAACTTGTTTATGGCATTGTTGTCGATTAACCTAATGTCCGAGTTAATAAAAGCAGCCTGCGGGAAATTTGCACGAAATGAACTGGCTGCATCAACGTCGAAATCGAGGCCAAAAACAATATCCATTCCAGCTTGATGGAAACCTTGGCTGGTTCCACCACAACCGGAAAAGAAGTCAAACACTTTGATTTTTTTCATTTTTCCCTCTGCATCCAGAATCACTACCTAATGATACCACGGTCAAGAGCCTGAGTAATTATTTTTCTTATTTTTATAAATTCAGGCAATTCATTTTTAAGTCTTGCGGTCATTATTTGTTGGAGGCAAAAAATTTCCTCTGCATTTACTTCTTCTTTATCATACAGGTGTTGCGCTAATAATCTTATTTGATTCTTATACAGTTCTGGATCATCAGAACTCCAGGTCTGTGAATCAATTATTTCTTTTTCACTTGGCGTAATTGCCTTTTCAATGAGTAATTGTTCGGGAGTATCAAATGGTAAATACTGCACTTTATTGAATGCATACTCAAGCACTTGCCTTTTGAGTCTATTAGATTCTTGTTCATTTTTTTTGCCATTACTACCACTGGCATTGATAATTAACTCGCAACCATAATATTTGCACATTGTATTAACTAAATCAGCATCAGCAATTTCACTAATTCTTACTGGTTTTATTTTTTTGTTCTTATCACCATCAAGTAAAAACAAAATATCATTGCGTTCTACCACAGCGTAACTGGGAAGATGCTTGCTTAAAATGGTCTCCGAACCACCTGGTATATAACTTACACTAAATGATAAGCTTAATCTTTCATCATTTTTAATCGCTTTATCTATAATTGCTTTAGCTAATTTATCTTCTACAATTATTGTTTTCTTGTTAATATCATGCCCTAGCTCTATAAAAGCTTCATCCGGTGCTATATTTTGAACTATTTTAGCTGTTTCACTTTCTTCATCAAAAACAAATAATTTAATGGCATCTTTGGGAAGAGTGTTCACAATAACAGGAGAATGGGTTGATATTACCACTTGATGTTTTTTCTGCTCAACAATAGAGTACAGAACATCCATCATCCTTTTCTGTGCACCAGGGTGAAGTGAAACTTCTGGTTCGTCAAGAAGAATTAATGAATTAGGTTTGGCCGAATAAATATTGAGTATTAGTGAAACTATTGCAAATTCACCACTTCCAGCAAAAGCTTCTGTATAGTTCAACTTATCAGTTGAAAGTAAAACGGTTCCTCCTTTGGTTCCAAATAACCGATGCTCAAGAAATTTAATGACTTTATATTTTTTCCCTAATATAAATGAGACGTGCTCAACTAGTTCTGGCGCCAAGGTTATATTTTTAACAATGGTTTCCGTCCCCCAAAGTCTTAAATTACTTAGCTTTTCATCAAAAGCTTTTTTTATATATTTAGATTTGCTTCTGATATAGTCTTGCTTTGTAATTAATACACCACTCTTCTTCTTTCTTAATTTAGGATCAGAGTGATACATACATCTATCAAATGCACTTATTTCCGATCTGAAATCTAGGAAAACCAATCCCTTCTTGATTTTTTTCCATCTGGTTGCATTACTATTAGCACCCAGATCATCCGAAATGCTCTCCATGTTATCACCAACAGATGGTCGACTTGTTTCCCAATAATCGATTGTTTTCTTGGTAGCATTGATACGCGCTTGGAGTATTTCAACTAAACGGCCATCAGCATTTTTATATCCATATATATATCTAGGCTTAAGAGAACTGCCATCAGCAAGTTTTAGGTCAGGAAACTCATCTGTTTCAGTTGTGAACCAATAACGAGTTATATTTTTACCATGTGGGCAACCAAATAGCGCTTTGATAACAGAACTTTTATTAGTTCCATTTTTTCCTACTAAAGCCGTTATAGGGAACTGAAAATCGATCCTTGCATTCTGCTCTATATTTTTAAAGTATGGAAAACGGATATGTTGTATGAATGGTTCAAATTCACCGTTTTTTAACGCGCACTGGAGTGTTCGAATTTTGCTCTTGTATGCGGAAGTGCTCATTGTTTACTAAAGTCCATAATAGGCTATTAACAGGTTGAGGATGACATGATAGCGAATTTTAATGCAGATAAAAGAGGTTTATTGGTTAGCACACAACAGAAAAAGTGACCTTACCGCTTGAACGAAAGGTAAGGGTAAGTAGGCTGTGATGCAGCAAAAGACGATGTTAATCGCCCTGAGCGTCATCTGTTTAACCGTCATAGTGACGGCACTGGTAACGAGGAAAGACCTCTGCGAGGTACGAATCCGAACCGGCCAGACGGAGGTCGCTGTCTTCACAGCTTACGAACCTGAGGAGTAAGAGACCTGGCGGGGGAGAAATCTCCCGCCACCTCTGATGTGTCAGGCATCCTCAATGCACCCACACTTAACCCGCTTCGGCGGGTTTTTGTTTTTATTTTCAACGCGTTTGAAGTTTTGGATAGTGCCGGAATAGAATCAAAAATACTTAAGTAGCGCGCAGGGAGAAGAGGGATGGACCCCGAACAGGGGAGTGCTATTTATCTGGAAGGATTCTGTTGATGAAAATCGAAGAATTGCGTGAAATTTTTAGTGAAAATGGCCTCTATACTGTGCGCGTTGAGAATGGCGCTATTGTCAGTCACTGCCGTATTAAATGTTTACAGTCTCAACAAAGGAAGAGTGGAGCTGCGTTATTTTATTTTTGTAATGGACTTCTGACGGACGGTTTTATTTTGCGTGAGGACGAATTTGTCACATCATTAGGGGTTTTGAAAGAGATTGGTTTTAAGGCTGGTTTTTCTGCTTTTGCTGAAGAATAAACTCATCTACAATCTTGAGCAGGATTGAACTCCTGCTGAGTAACACCGTGCCACCGGAGAAAGCCGATGGCACATATACAACTGGTCAAACAAACCTCTTCCGGATTACTTCTCCCGGCGACGCCGGAGAGTTGCGATTTTTTGCATCAAATCAAAATAGGTGAGTGGGTACACGCAGACTTTAAGCGTGTACGTAACTACGCATTCCATAAGCGTTTTTTCAAACTTCTGCAACTCGGATTCGATTACTGGACTCCGGTCGGTGGGGCGATCACTCCTCGCGAACGAAAACTGGTTTCAGGATTCGTTGATTACCTGTGTGAATCAGTAGGCCGGGAACATACGCCAGCTCTGAGCGAAGCCGCAGAGCAATATCTGAATACAGTTGCGACACGCAGAACCCAGGATACGGCATTGCTAAAGTCGTTTGAGGCTTTCCGCGAGTGGGTAACCATTCAGGCCGGATTTTACACCGAGCATTTTTATCCGGATGGTAGCCGTGGGCGCAGGGCGAAATCCATCGCTTTTGCGAATATGGACGAAACCGAGTTTCAGCAGGTTTATAAAGCAGTACTCAACGTACTGTGGAACTGGATTCTGTTCCGTAAATTCTCCTCTCCGGAGGAAGTCGAAAATGTGGCTGCACAACTACTGGAGTTTGCGTAATGGTGGATTTACGTAAAGCGGCTAAAGGCCAGATGTGCACCGTCAGAATTCCTGGCTACTGCAATCACGATCCGGAAACGTCTGTGCTGGCGCATTACCGACTGGCGGGAACGTGCGGAACAGCGATAAAGCCACACGATATGCAGGCAGCGATTGCCTGTAGCTCGTGCCACGATTTAATCGACGGGCGGGTAAAAACCAGCGATTACACCAAAGAAGAATTACGCCTGATGCATGCAGAAGGTGTTTTTCGCACACAAGAAATCTGGAGAAAGGAAGGTTATTTATGATTTACCCAACAAATACAGGCAAAAGCGGGGAACACCTTCGTCTCACCACGCTGGAAAGTGTCTGGATTCAGGGAAAACTGCGCATGTGGGGGCGCTGGTCGTATATTGGTGGCGGTAAGACGGGGAATATGTTCAACCAGTTGCTGGCATCCAAAAAATTGACGAAAACAGCCATCAATGAAGCTCTGCGCAGAATGAAAAAAGCGGGAATAGAGAAGCCAGAGCTGGAAGCATTTTTGCGTGAGATGATCGACAGTAAGCAAAAAAGCTGGCTGTCCCATTGCACTGATGCCGAGGCGTTATGTATTGACCGGGTAATTAGTGAAGTGATGGCAGAGCATCCTGGATTGATTTTTATCCTCCGACAAAGATATGAAGGGCGGGGGATGAGTAAGCTGAAAATGGCACAACAGTTAAATAAGTATCGCCCTGGCTGGAGCTTGAAAACTTGCAGAAATCGCATTGACGCATGGTTGGGTGTTGCTGAACACATTCTGTATATACCAATGAAATTAGCGTTATGTGGAGAAAGCCAATAAAAAAGTTATTGCATTTTTGCCAATAAACTGCTTCAATTCAGCTATGCTTCGCAAAGCTGTATCGCGAGGCGAACCAAGCGCAATTGAACTTTAATAGAACCCGCCATCGAGCGGGTTTTGTTGTTTCTGGTGAACATGGTGTTTCATCGTCAGGCGTTCAGGTAAAATTGAGCGTATTACAGATTACGTGGTTGGTGAAGGAATGAAAAATCTACCCGGCGACTATTTTCTTGATGCGGATGATGACATTCTTGATTTTCTTGAAAAACAGGGAGAAGAGTGCATTCGGGAAATCCATTGCTCAAACAGCATCAACAAGGAAAATGGCTATAAATTATTAAGCATTCTGATAGTTGGCATCGGTTCATCATTTTTACTATTAACGCAAAAAACTCATCTGGATTTTTTGGGCGCTGGACTGGCTGTTTTTGTCTTTTACTGGTCCATTTGTGCTGTGTACCTTGTTGTTAATGTGCTGAAAGTGCATAAGCGTGCCATTATTCATGCGTCGCCAGATATTCTGTACACTCCGGCAATTAAGGGCATTACTGCGATGGATTACGCCAGGTTTAAAGAGCGAGGTTTTTCGGGGAAAGACAGCCGTTTGTCCATATTGAGAAGGTACAGATTGATGGCTTTGTGCAGAACTGCAAACGAATTATTGCAGGAAAATAAAAGACTGAGAGAAGGACTCGAGAAGGCAAGGATATCAGCTATCCTTGCCCCCGTTTATTCATTAATGGTTTCTGTTGTTATTTACTTTTTCTTCTGATACCTCCCCAGGAATCACCAACGACCAATCTCTCTACGGAAAAAGGATCCTTCTTTGGTTCCTCTGTTGATTTGGGCTTTGGAGCTGACTTGGATTTGTCATTTTCATCTAATGGTTTGTTATTCTGACCCATTTCTTACCTCATTTGAGACATTGTTACTTTTGGCGATTTAACAATATCAAAAATCCGGGTATGTGGTGAATACAGCGCTATGAATACGAGAGCAATTACCCACGCACTTTAATCTGAGGCTCGCTACGGCGGGCCTTTTTCATATCTGCGCCACGCCCAGCGCACATCAAATAACACCACACAAAAGGCATCTGCAGGTGCCTTTGATGGGGTGTTTTTTTACGGGCCGCTAGTGGCCCTTTTTTATTTACAGGAGAAAAAAGTATGTCTGAACCCTTATCCGGTTCCGGCACGGCTGCGGCGCTCGGTGGGGCGACGGTATTCGGGCTGTTTACCGGAACGGATTTCGGGATTGTGTTTGGTGCGTTCGCCGGGGCGTTGTTTGTGGCAACGATGCCGCAGCAGCTTTCAGCCTGGCGTGTGGCGGCGCATTTTCTGGTGTCGTTCATTGTTGGCGTGCTGGGAGCGCGTGTGCTGTCAGCCTGGATAGCGGCAAAAACAGGTTATGACGGTACATCGGCAGATGCGCTGTGCGCGGTGCTTGTCGCGGTAGTGTCGGTGAAGATTCTGTCATTCATCCACCAGCAGGATATTGCATCACTGGTGTCCGGTCTGTTCTCCCGCCTGCGGGGCGGAGGAGGCGGCAATGTTAAGTAACCTTCCCGGATTGCTGAATGTGGTGTTATGCACGGTTATCGTGCTGACGCTCTTTTTTTATCGTCGCCGTGATTCCAGACATAAACCGCTGATGTCATGGCTGGCCTGGCTGCTGATGCTGCTGTATGCCTTTGCGCCCCTCAGCTATCTGTGTGGTCGCCCGTTAGCAACGGGCTGGCTGGAAGTGTTTTTTAACCTGCTGTTCTGCGTGCTGGTGATACGCGCACGCGGGAACGTCACAAAAATCTTTCCATTGTTGAGGTGAATATGTCGGGTAAATTCAGATTTAGTCGTCGCAGCGAAAAGAATCTGGAGGGCGTTAAACCACAGCTGGTTGCTGTCGTTCGCCGTGCGCTGGAGCTGACGGAGGTTGATTTCGGTATTACGGAAGGGCTGCGCACGAAAGAACGCCAGAAACAGCTGGTCGCGGAAGGGAAAAGCCAGACCATGAACAGCCGCCACCTGACCGGTGATGCGGTGGATGTTGTTGCCTGGGTTGGCAGCCAGGTGTCATGGGACTGGCCTCTGTACGAGAAAATCGCGCAGGCATTTAAGCAGGCTGCCGCAGAGCTGGGAACTGCCATCGAATGGGGCGGGGACTGGAAAACACTGAAAGACGGGCCTCACTTTCAGTTGAAACGCTGATAACCAGGTGTGTTATGAGCAGAAAACACTGGACACACAGAATGCCGCGAACGGCGGCGAAATGGGCACTGGTAGCGATACTGGTGCCTTTTTTTCTGGTGGGATGCGTCAGTCTGGATAAGGCGCGCCAGCTTTTCGATACAGCTTCTCAGGTCTGTGAAATTGTCGACGGTGTTCGGCAGTGTATGCAGAACTGATCGCCTGTAATAGCAGAATATTTTGCTGAAAAATGAAGGGTGCGCCAGCGTCCGGAAAGCATGAAATTCTGCTGCGTGTGCCAATTTTATCTTATTCATTCTAAATCTTGCCGAATCAAGATGAACTTTGATCAACTGCCTGGCGGCAAGGGGCATTAAAACAGGAGAAAATTATGTGGAAACCTACAGGTGACAAGTTAATCACCGCGTTGATTGACGGCAAGCCACAATACTTACGCATTGAAATGAGTGGTCAGCATGCTCGTTTGATTCGTGAGTAACAGGCATTACAGCAGCCCTTCAGTGTGAGGGGCTGCGATAATGTCAAAGCTCGTTATCAGCACCCGCCGCGCACCCAGCGCACTGGCCGATAGCGGGCTTTTTTATTCATAAAGCGAGGCTGTATGAGCGAGAAATTGAAGATCGTCTATCGCCCGTTACAAGAACTGTCTCCGTATGCACACAATGCCAGGACACACAGCCCTGAGCAGGTGGCACAACTGGTAGAAAGCATTAAGCAATTCGGCTGGACTAATCCGGTGCTGATTGATGAAAAGGGCGAAATTATTGCTGGTCACGGTCGCGTTATGGCGGCTGAAGTGCTCAAAATGGATTCTGTTCCGGTCATCATTCTGTCTGGTCTGACGGATGATCAGAAAAAGGCGTACCGCCTGGCAGATAATCGCCTGCCGATGAATGCTGGCTGGGATGAAGATCTGTTACGGATGGAGCTGTCGGACCTAATCAATGCTGATTTTGATGTCTCCCTGACAGGCTTCAGCCCGACAGAAATTGATGAACTGTTGACGGATGTTTTGCCAGATACAGTAAATGAGGAGGAGCCATATACGACGAAAATTGATACGCCTGTTTATGAGCCGTCGGGCGGTAAACCGGATATCAGTGAACTGTACGACAATACGAAAACTCAGGAGCTGATCAACCGGATACGTTTGGCGTCCCTTGATCCTGATATTGAGAAATTCCTCCTGTGTGCGGCAGAACGTCACACGGTGTTTAATTTCAGCAAAATTGCGGACTATTACGCTCACGCCCCCGCTGAAATTCAGTGCCTTTTCGAGGAGTCGGCGCTGGTGATCATTGATTATCAGCAGGCTATTGAAAATGGATTTGTCCGGATGACGCAGCGCATGGTGGAGATCATGCATGGCGGGGAGGAGGAATATGCGTGATGATTTTTGCGCCTTTATTCTGACTCACGGGCGACCGGACAAAGTTCTGACTTACCGGACGTTGCGTCGTGCTGGCTATACCGGGAAAATTTTTATCGTTGTTGATGATGAAGATAAGACACGGCATCAGTACATAGCTGAATTTGGTGAACAGGTGCTGGTGTTTTCCAAAGCCGATATCGCCAGTCGTTTTGACGAAGCCGATAATTTCGGTGACCGCCGCTCAATTTTTTACGCCCGTAATGCCTGTTTCGACCTGGCAAAACTGGTCGGGTGTAAATACTTCATTCAGCTCGATGATGATTATCACGAGTTCCAGTTTCGGGTTGATCGCAACTATGACCAGGCCTATTTTCCGATAAGAAAACTGGATGCGATCCTTTCTGAAATGCTGGCGTACTACGAATCAATACCTGCGCTTTCCATCGCTATGTCGCAGGGCGGGGATTTTCTTGGTGACAATGGCGGCCATGCTTCGTGGGTGAAACGCAAGGCAATGAACAGTTTTATCTGTTCGGTTGATCGACCGTTCTCATTCATGGGGCGCATTAACGAGGATGTGAATACGTACACGAATCTCGGTCGCCGTGGTGAATTGTTTATGACGATCGGTGCTGTCCAGTTAGGGCAGAAACAGACGCAGAAAAACAGCGGCGGAATGACCGAGCTGTATCTGGATTCCGGAACCTACGTTAAAAGTTTTTACTCCGTCATGTATGCGCCGTCGTGCGTAAAAATCTCACTGA